GGTCTGGCTCACGCTGTCACATGGTAAGGATTGGTAGGCGTCGACACATGCAAGACCATTGGTGTGTTTGGTTTGGTCGGGTCAGGTGGTAATGTTTGGTAAAGGCACACAGTGGCCGGGTGGGAGCCACAATGGCTTATGGTAAGGATTGGTAGGGATTCTGTGCTCGCGATGCGAAAGTGCATGGTGGTTTTGGTTTGGTCGCACGGGTTGGTAAGTCTTGGTAAACCCTAACGATATAGTAGCACAGAACATTACCAAAGTCTACCAACCTCCTTCTGGGTTTGACCCGGCCGAGCCCCACCTTTACCAACCTCCGCCTCCGGCACGACACACAGACATGGCGACATATATAGACTCACATAATGACACAGTGGTGGCAGAGTTATGTAGGGTTAGAACAGAGTGGACAATGTGGCACAGCGTGGCACAGCGTGGAGAACCGAAAGGACATTCAGATGTGGCACGAACGGCCCGGTCGGTATCGAAAAGATTTTCTGAAAAAATATTTCTTCGGTCGCATAGCATTTTATGAGCATGGTGGCAAAACTGGTAGGGCAATGATAAAATACCCCCATATAAGAAAAAATGCACATACTCAAAACACCCACGCTTACCCGGCCTCAAGACCGTGTCAAACGACGGTAAGTACTTGTATGCGTTCACAACTAGCATTTTGGCTAATAGTAATAGCAGTCAGCATCTACCTGGGCATATACGTATGGTAGTAGAGATCATTATAGTCACATACTACGCCCTAGCAATACCACTAGCAATATGGAGTCTAAGATAATGGATATTGTGTGGATCATCACAGGCATATTTGTCAGTGCAATAGCAATAGCCGTTGTGTTAGGCAAGATACATGGAACACTGATCATATGATGGGCTTTATCATAGCACTTGTATACTTCGCACTTGTATTGCTTGCCATTGGCACTACTCTTGCTTTATTCACCAGTTGGCGTGACGGATGCTTGGGCAAGGATATTGCAAGTGTCAAAACGGGCCTGGCCTGGGTGTACCACAGATTGCAAAAATTTACACGCGGAAAAAAATAACGGTAGCAATACCACCTGGCATATCATATAATTACACAGTAACGATTACGTGGCATGTACAGGATTCGTGAAGCGAGAGGGGATCGGGTCCTGGCGCCATTGAACCACGTTCCGCACACCTGCTCCCCACCACCAATAACTACCACTATATGAACCTGACACAGATACTGTTTGCCCTGATAACATCTGCAATCATAGTGTGTGTCCTGTACACATGGATAGGGTGGGGCAAGATCATTGGCTGTTACAAGATGTGGTGCACACGGAAGTATTGGACCAACTACAACATAGTCGAAGCAGTGTCTTGGATAGCCAAAGCAGTGATAATAATTCCCGGACTCATATATGGATTACAGATATGGCAACTGTATTTCTTCAGCCTGTTGACCAGTGCGATGTTGATATGGGCCAGTTACAAAAAACTTCTACCGACACTGGTTGGATTCAACACTCTCTGGATATGGCTCAGCATGATGGTCCTGGCACAGCATCTGATACCCGCATAGCAGTCATGCACAACGAACACTAGACTTTTGCATCGAGATCAGATAAAATACTAAGAAACAAAGGAACACACACCCAAATGATATACACAGATCAAGAACACGAATGGCTGAGCAAGCCGGCCAAAAAGAAGAGAGTCAGCAACCAGACAGCGGACGGACAACCACCCAAGCAGAAGGACCTACGCAAACACGACTGGGCCATCAAGACCACTATAGAAGTGGACGGCAAACAGTACATAGTACCGGTGCAGGTCTAGTGAGCGACAAGGAACAGTACACCATGGTGGAGAAGTACAGGTTGGACACATGGGCGTTCATCATGTTCTTTGCCATCTGCGGTGCAGTGTCATATCTATAATAACCCTGGATAACTTATCCTAGCAGTTTAAAATAATAGTAGGTTATTAAATACCCACATGAAATGGGCAATGATCGTGAGCTTCTACCTGGCGGGTGAATGGCACACTGCCGAGCAACTGCACATGCGGGACTGGTACAAGACCATACACGACAACGCAGAACTGTGCATACAGGCACAGCACCAATTCACGGCGAGCAACCCCGACGTCACTGCCATACGTGCTAGTTGTGAGGAAATACCGGGTTAAAATAAATACTGGTGCGTACAAACTGGCAGGCATCAATGACAATCAGACAGAGACTCAGACATCGTTGGCAGAGGATCAGGGAATGGAACACCGTGGACCATTGGATAGATCTCATAGTGGACGTGGGATTGATCGCTTTCGACGTGCTGAGCAGTCCTGTGCTGATAGTGGTCCGATTCGTGCGTTATTTCTTCAACCGATTCGTGAACGGTCACATCAAGCGATTCCTCAAGTGGTTCGTCCACAAAGTTCTCCGCATACCATAAACCGCCCATAATTACGGGTATGTGCGGACACTACTATTCCACTGTCAACAGACCCCGGAACACAGAACAGCTACAACGCAGGGGACCGGATGCATGGCAAGAGGCCGTGATACCCGGCCTGGGCTACTTTGGTTCGGCCAGGCTGACCACCCGAGGCGCAGTGGTGGACCAACCAGTGATCCGACCCGAAGGCGTGTTGCAGTACAACGGCGCTACCTACAACAGCCTGCACATGTCCGACACAGAATGGATAGCCAATCACATAGCAGACACCGTGGACACCATCAGATCCATGGACGGAGAATATGCACTGATCTGGTGCACGGAACAGTCAGTGACCTTCTGTACCGATGTGTTTGGAATGAGACCATTGTACTACTATTCCACGGGCAAGGACCTAACAGTGAGCTCACTGCCCGGACCGGTACAGGAACTGCACAGCAGGTATTATCGTTGCCAGGCCAACAGCATCTACACGTGGGACAGGACCTCCGGCACAGTGACCCGCCAGGTCAACAGGCAATGGGATCTTTCACAGACCAACAGGTCCTACGACACGGTATGGCAGATGTGGGAGAAGAGCATCATAGACAGGTACACACCGAACACCAGCATAGCCATCAGCAGTGGATATGACTCAGGCATGGTGGCCTGCACAGCCAACAAGTTTTACTCGGACATAGACTGCTACACCATACACAACGAACACGAACAAAATGATGTGTTGCAACTGCGTGGTGACATACACAGCATAACCACCATAGACCTAAAAGGTCAACACGGAACACCAGAAATGCAGAACCAACTGGCAGAGGTGTTCCCGGACAACGAACACATAGAATACAACTGGTTCATGAACGCAGGCGACACGGCGATCTATCGCGATCACATGTTGCCCAAGAAAAAACGCATAATGCTCACCGGTGATGGAGGTGATGACATCTATTCCGACTATGGATTCCACGGACACCGCATGAGGAAACACAGCCGATTCGGAGGACACTTCCCGGACGTGCTGGCCAATGTGTGGCCATGGCATGAGAACAACGTGTTCCAGGACTTCCACAACAGGACAGAAGCAGTGGGCGGCCACTGGGGAATAGAGATGCGTTGCCCCATGATGAGTGTGGCACTGGTACAGGCATGGCTCAATACCACGGCCCAGTTGAAGAACCGCAAACACAAAGGCTGGATGGCCCAGTACATGCTGGACCACAAATATCCGTTCGCTGACATAGAAAAATTGGGACCAAGCATCAAGATGGGCAGTTACCATCCCGCGGACAGGTACAAGAACATTACCACCAACAAATAGTTGACAGTTCGGTCAAAGTGTCATACAATTAACACATGACACCAATAGTAATAGAACAGACAAGCAAGGGCGAGAGAAGTTACGACATATTCTCTAGATTATTAAAAGACAGAATTATCCTACTGGAAGGACCGATAGAGGAACACACAGCATCAGTGATGTGTGCCCAACTGTTGTTTCTCGAATCGCAGGACAGCAAGAAAGACATTACATTATACATAAACTCCCCTGGTGGTCTGGTGACTGCTGGTATGGCAATATATGATACCATGCAGTACATCAGCACCGACATACAGACCATAGTGATGGGACAGGCCTGTTCCATGGGATCACTACTGGCCTCGGCAGGTACCAAGGGCAAGAGATTCATGCTACCACATGCCAGACACATGATACACCAACCACTGGGCGGTGCTTCGGGACAAGCCACAGATGTTGAGATCAGAGCCAACGAACTGTTGAGATGGAAGAAAGAGCTGACAGAGATATACGAGAAGCACACAGGACAACCCCTGGACAAGTTGAAGGACGACATGGAACGGGACAAGTTCATGAACGCCGAAGAGGCTGTTGCTTATGGCTTGGTGGACAAGATAGTTTCCAGCAGAGAAGAAGACAACAAAGACAACTAATGCACATCACTCCTGTGGATGATAAAAAGGATTTGTTCTTGGTGGATCAGATACTCACTGATGAAATGATTCAACAATTATCCCATGAGGTGTTAGAAGAATTGCCATACACAAAACAGGAATGGCAGGAAACATGGAACAGGAAACGTCTGATGCCCATGCCTGGTAGCACACTACAATCTATTGCAGATCATTACAACGATAACAGAGAACAAATCAGCAAGGCAACTGGATTGGAAATCACACAGATTGACACAAGATTTTGGTTAGACTATCATGACTTTGATTGCCCAAAGCATTTGGACAATGACGGTATAGACTATGTGATGCAGATATTTTTGTCAGATGCACCAAAGGATTTAGGAACAGTATTTTACGAAGGCGACGAGATAAGGAAAGCATTTGATTTCAATAAAAACACAGGCTACATAATGTTCAACAATGATAAACAGATGCACGGCATGGAAAACAAAGTACCAGAAACTGTGCAAAGATTAACAAGTTATTCTTATTTCCAAACTAAACAAAGGTGACCAGCAGTTTCCATTTTTGGCCAGACATATTAAATCACACAGACAGAGAACAGATAAGTAACACTATGTTTTACATTTGGCACACACTGATCATAGCGACGTTCATAGTCGCGGCATACTGGATGGGATACAAGTATGGCAAACACAAACAAACCACAAGCAACAAAATTTTAGTAAATTCTAAAAAGGACTAGTTCAACTGTTCGACATAGACTGGGTGTATAGGCACAGCCATTTGAACATTTCTTTCTTCAGGGTAGGTGTATACCTCTGGTAGCAAATACGTTGTGTTTGTTTTGGCACACGATGCCACCAGCAGGCACAAAAAAATAATTCTCATTATTTCTTTTTAGATTTTTTCTTGGACTTCTTTTTCTTTTTTGGTTTGACTTCCATGGCTTTGGTAAGCACTAACGGTTGTTCTGTGCCGATAATTTTAGCCCACGTCAAACTCTTAATCCAGTTCAGCATAAAAATACTCCTTTACTTTTTGAATGGATTTAAATTCTTAACACCTTTGATTGCACCCTTGGTCTTGGAACCCATTTCGTCTTTGATTCCCTTACCAAGTGACTTTGCTTTACCAACAACGTCTGGCATTTTGATCTTTGGCATCTTTGGTATCTTAAATTTCATACTACTTCTCTCTTTTGTATAGAGTCCAGGCACCATATCCGATTGCTCCCCATGCCGCTAATTTGGCCAATGGTCCTGCAATCAACACGACAATACCACATAATATTAGTACTGCGCCATCCCATGATGTTCTTTCATCTAGTCTTGCTTTCACAAAATTAATTGGATTCATAATATATTCTCCTTATTAATATATCAGTATTTATGGCACTATTACCCCGTGTGTAGATACTTGCAAGTAGGTATTTGATAGTTGACAACTGCAATATGTGTGTTATTATAGTAGTATATTAAATAAATACACATATATGAAAAACATAGGAATACTATTAACAGCATTGATACTAGTTGGTTGTTCCGTACCAAAGAATCCAAAAGTTTCTTTTGGTAAGAAGTGTGCAGTTCAAGATGATCAAGTGGTTTGGTCATATGCATGGTTGTACAACAAGAACACCGGTCTAGAAGCCAATAAAGAAAACTGCAAACTTATTGCAGACTAATTTACAAATATATAATATTATGAAAAAAATATTGTTATCTATTTTACTTTTAACCTCGCTTAATGCGTGTTCTGTTCCACTTATCGGAAGTTTAACTTCAAGCGGTATAACAGGAGCAGTTACAGGTGAATACCAAAGAAGTTTGGTTAGTGGTGGTGTTGATATTTTGGTACACAAGTCTACAGGTAAAACTCCTGGACAACACTTGTACGCAATGGTCGATAACAAACACACAAAAGAAAAATTAGAAAAACATTTCCCGGACAAATCTATCACCTGGGGTAGTCTTTATGATGAATTTGCTTTTTCACCACACCAAGCATCATTTAAACACAGCATTCACTAATGTACAAAATTTTAATTCTCGCTTACATGATAGGACAATCTCCTATTGAAACTCAACAAACATTTCAAATGCAAAGAACATTTGATACAATGGAACAATGCAAACAAGAACTGTTGCTGAAAGATCCTGTTAGAGATACCTACGATGTGTTATGGGAATTTGTTAATGACGGAGACTTCAAATGGGATTGGCTCGTGGCAGGTTGCAAGAACGATCAAACAGGTGAAGAGTTCCGGATTGAGCCAACATATCCAAAAGGCAAACCCAAAGAGTTACAAGGGTTAAATTTTTCTGATAATAGATTAGAAGTTTAATACCCGGGTGGACCACCAAACACAGCAAGTAATCCCAACAAAACAAACAACAGTATTGTAAATCTAATGTTCATCCTGGCTACCTCCATGTGCTAATCCTTTTTATCCTTGGTACATTTACAAACACAATCAGGACAGTCTAAACATTCGAGGCATGATGATTTGCAGTGGCATTCGCAACTACACTTTTCGCATACGCATTCAATCATTTTTTCATTTCCTTTTCTTTTTGTTTTTGACACGGTGCAGGATCAAACATACATCCTAACACATTTGCAATAGCATCTAGTTTTGTAATAGTATCTAATGTAGTTGGTTGTTTAGGATGATCTGCTTCTATGTGTTTCTTCACACAGCCAGACATTCCTATCAATATCAACAATAGAAAAACAATAAGATACCTTTCGAATTCTTTATTCATGTGAATTATTTACTACCGGTTGTTGTGTTTATTTAACGTGTGTTTATGATTGGGTTTTTTGGAAGCCTTCTGCGATCTTCCCGGCATTGGTACCTGACTTTATTACATACTTTTGAGTTCCACTCGCACCCGTCTCTACTTCTTTACGCAGGTGTCTTTGCAGTTGCCTCTCTTTTTGTTCACGCATCTGTTTTGTGCGATATGTCTGTAATAGTTTTGTGTCTCTCATAATAATATTATACAAAATATTTATGCATTGTCAACATGGCTGACCTGCAAAATCTACATACTTTACTGGTAATTTCTTCAAATGTATAACTACTCCTGGATGTACTTTACCATGCGTGTACGTGCATCTATGTGCGTTTAAAAGGTAGACTACGACGGGTTTATCGTGTAATATAATTACTGTGACGCCGCTTTAGCTCAGTTGGTAGAGCAACTGATTTGTAATCAGTAGGTCCGCGGTTCGAATCCGTGAAGCGGCACCATATAACACGAAACGAACTACTCAACAAGTATTTTGGTAATGTTGGTGTTTTTGGTGATTTTGGTATCACAACAGTTGGTCCCTTCGTCTATCGGTTAGGACAGCGGGTTTTCATCTCGCAAAGAGGAGTTCGATTCTCCTAGGGACTACCAATCCAGCGATTAAGTATTGATATGAAGTTTGGCTTTTACACAGATACAGAACTACCAGAAGGTGATTACAGATGCCCCAGTTGGGTTCCTATGCCTGAGGGCAAAAAAAATGTTGTGGTGCTTGGGTGTTCTCACACATACGGCGAAGGCCTGGAAGACAACGAACACTGGGTACATTTCCTTTCACAACACAACACAGAAAGATTACGTTACTGGAATCTAGGACAGCCGGGAGCAAGTGCAGACAAAATGGTACGGATACTACACGGAAGTGAAAAAGTGCTGTTTCCGGAAATCATAATAGCATGTTGGCCAGCATGGAGCAGAAGAGAAAGATTAGATCTATACCCGCAGAGTCTTACCAGTGACAATTCAGAACTTGGAACCGAGACAGAAGACACCGACCGAAATAACTTTTTGAAAAATGTATTCTTTGTGGAAAAGTTTGCAGAGAAAACAGACGCAAAGGTGTTTCATTGTTTTGCACAAGATGTGTATGATCTGCCCCAAACATCAAATGTCTTCAACGAAACCACGATCAAGAGATGTTGGCCTGTGTGGGATCACTATCTAGGAGAAGGATCACAGAGGGAATCAATCACAAGACATAGTGTGGCCAAAGATGGAAAACATTATGGTGTGGAGCATCATAAACAGTTTGCTAGTATGTTTCTGGCCAAATTCAAACATCAATTAAAATAAATCTTCAGCAATTTTGCACCATTAAATACCAGTATGCCATGCACGTCATTTGATAAATTGAACTCCATAGAGCCGGCCTATCTGCCCGCCTCAAAATTGGGAATACTGATAGATTGGTTGGTGACCTTGAAGTGCAACTATGATTGTAGCTATTGCGACATCGGAATGCATGGTCACAACAACAGCATACCACACCCTGACTATGATAGATGTCTTGGTATGTTGAAGCAACTGTATGCATACACGGATGTAATGATGATGAAGAAGAAGGATCGTCTCAAAGATGCCATCATGAATATGTACGGAGGTGAGGCAGTGTTCCATCCGCAGTTTGTTCAGTTGGCGGAAGCGACAACCAGGGAGTTTGAGCAATACAAGGACCGTTGGCGATTGAGAAGGAGACTGACAACCAATGGCACAGCAACAGAAAAAAATTGGAAAACTATTGTCAGCCACATGGAAGGCGTGACAATGAGTTATCATACCCAAGGCCCGCAAAAACTAAAAAAATTATTCCGAGCCAACCTACAACATCTCGTTGACATAGACAAGGAGCATGATATTGTTGTGTTGATGTATCCACACAAAGACTACTGGCAAGAATGCCTGGAGTTCGCTAGATGGTGTAAGGAAAACAAACTGCGTTCCAGACCTAGGTTGCTGGATGGCAAACTGGGAACATACAGCGAAACACAGATACAAGAGCTGGCAGAGTTCTTCGGCAGTGATGAATTAGATTCTCTGAAGCCCGGAGAAAAACTCACAGTCAGTAAGATGAGAGCCTGCTGTGGTGCACGTCCGTTGTGTACAAACAGAGAGTTCAAGTCTCCTCAGACTCTTGTGCCACGTGGTCCGGAAGGTTACAAAGGTTGGACCTGTTCGGCCAATCAGTTTTTTATATTTGCAAACACAGTCGTTGGCACATATTACACAAACAAGGATTGCAGAGTGAGATTGGATGGAAAACTTGGTCCCATAGCAAACATACAAACAATGGATCAGTACACAGACAAAATACGAAAGCAGATACAGGAGACCAATACTGTGCCGGTGCTGACCTGTGCCCAGACACATTGCCACTGCGGCACCTGTGCGCCAAAGGCTCGTACACCGGAAGAGCTAGCCAAAATTATGAAGGTCTATAATACTATCAATTAAGTCTTGACCAAGTCACACTCAATGGATGTGAGTCCACTTGATCCAAGAGCTGTCTGACATCTGCTGTGTCAGGAACCCTGTGTTTGTTGAAATCGCCATAAGTCTGCCAGTTCTCTATCCTGTTGAGAACAACATGGTCCGCACCAATGCTGGATCCCAATTCACACATGTCCATCATCTCGTGCCAGTTGCTAGCCTGTACAACCATGTGCAGTTCCAATTTAAATCCGTGCCTGTGTTTGAGTCCTGCCACGAACTGCAGGTTATCGTTGATCTTTTTCCAACTGCCACCACGCCTCAGTGTCTCATAGGTGGATTTGCTGGCACCGTCGATGCTGATGTTGAGAGTGTGTAACTTCTCGAATATGTTTCGTACCCTGGGGTACATCTGTTTGATCAACAGTCCGTTGGTCTGAAAACTGTAGGATAGATTATCCAGATCCGGAACCTTCCTCATGAATCTCCTGTAGATCAGACTGGCGAACGGATCTCCATCACTGCCTATGTGTATCTTCAAAGGATCTGATCTCTGTTCGAGGAACTGTATCAATCTGTCCACCAGACGCATACGCATATCAAACATCTTGCCCGACTTGAGAAATATCTTACTCTGCCTGCAACTGGGACAACTGAGATTGCAACTGTCGTCTATGGCCAACCTGAGATGTTGCAGAGCCCTGCCCTGTGTCACTGGCCTTATGTCGCCTTTCTTGATGTACATGCACTGATGATTGTTGCAGTACCTGTAGGTGCCGTCCGTGACGCTGTCCTGCATCTCACGTGTCATGGCACTGTTCAATATCTCCGGTATGGTGTTCCTGTGTAGGTTGCCCACGCTCTGCGGCAACCAGGCCTGGCACTCACACACAAAGCAACTGCCCCAACTGTCTATCAGCAGTGTGTCATAGGGCCTCGCACACGTGGTGGGTATGGCCAGGTCCTTGGCAGTGTCTATGTTGTAGTGTGTGAACAGTCGTTGATTAATCATTTGTGAGATTGGGATCTGTGATCATGTCCATGGTCAGCACCACGTCCTCGGGCACGGTGCTTGTGGGCTTGTCTACCTGTGCCTTCTTCTTGGCCAGTCTACGAGCTTCCTTTTCTGCCTGCTTACGCATCTTCCGGTCACCTCTGGTGCTTTTGTAGTCGTAGTGTATTCCCATCGTTGGTTCCTCATTGTTACTTGTAATTATCTGTTTCATGGGGTGTGCATTTTTTTTACCATCATTACAATTATAGGTTGCTATTACCAATAAATAAGTGCTACAATCCAGAGCGGTTGTCGGCCGGCAATCGCAATTCATTAAACATCACAAAAGGAGAAAAGTTAATGAAAATGACAAAGAAAAAAGTAGGCCTAGGTGTGGCTATTATTATAGCACTAGGAGTACTAGGGTGGGTGTTCAAACCTGCTCCAGCAGAGGCGGCAGATGTGGATTTCACGTTTGGTGCTGAGAAGAAACTAGAAGCAAATACTAACAAGATGTATTTGGATTCGTCAGTTGGTTTACCGTTAGGAATAACTGGTACATCAGGTGTAAACTACTCGGTAGACAATAGTCTAGACGCTACGTTTGATTCTTTTGAATTAGATTTCTCAAAAGGTTTAAACGAAAAAATTTCCATTTATAGTCAGTCAGACTTTGATGTGAATTTAGACCACACCGACACAACAGTTGGATTCAAATTTAAGTTCTAATCCGACAAACGTTTAGGCGGTCAGTTCAAAAGGGCAGGCCGTCTTTACGCATTTTTACGCTTCGCGTATTTCTTAATTAACGCATTTTTGGTAATTTACGCTTTACGCCTTTTGGTTATTGTTCTTCGTCTGAATGGAGTTCGTTTAAAAGTTGTCTCAGTTTTCCACCTTCTACTGTGGCCTTGACCTTGCCTATTGTGTCTCCTTTTGTAGGATCAGGGACACCCGGACCAGTATTTTTTGGCGTGCCATCTGATGCTGATACTTTAGACGTCTGCTTTAACGAATCGTATATTTTATTTTTGCTTTGCTGATTATAACTTTGTGATTCTTCCTCATCTAGGTCTCTTATTCTCAAACTGTCCACATCAAACTCCAAGTCTACTTTCTGTCCAACACCAGAACTACTTCTAGTCTTCATGAACTGTATCTGATATCTGCCACGTTCCTTCATTGCCCTACTCGTGAATATACCTATCACGTTGTCAGCAGTTTGTATCTTGGATAGTCCACCTGATATGTGAGAGTGATCAAACTCTATCTCTTCAACACTGGCCCTGTTCAACTGTGATGCTGTTGCCAGTATACATTGTTTTTCCACAACTAAATTTCTAAGTTCTTCAGAAACATACTTGTCTTTGATAAACAAATCTGCCGGGGATATTCTTTTTGATTTTGGCATCATGAGATCCAAATAGTCTATCAATATACAATCTATTTTCTTTTTTGTTTTCAGCTCTAATTCTTTAAGGTATGTTCTAATATCTAATACATTACTGCCACTTGGCAAGTATTTGATTTGTAAATTTCCTGCTTTCTTTGCCAGCATCTTAACTTTCATTTCTACAGTATCTATTTCCGGAAAAACTTTCTTGGTTGGAATGTTAGTCATCATGGCATCTAATCTCATGGCTGTAAGTTGTTCACTTAATTCAAACGATATGTAAACTGTATTCAAACCAGCCAGTGACCAATTAACTGCAAGATTCTGTAAGAATAAACTTTTGCCGGCACCTGATCCACCTGCAAATATGTTTAGTTCTCCTCGGTTAAATCCACCAAACAGTTTCTTATCTAAATTGGCCCACCCTGTGCTGATTTGCCCGTTGGAGTTTTTTAAAGCCTCCAACCTTGCTTTAGGATCATCAAAATAATCTGTTCCTAAATCTCTTGTAAGTCCAACGTTCACTGCTTCTTTGACCATGTCTTCCACGGGTGCATAGTCTCCTCGTTCTAACATATCTGCCGACGAAAGTATTGCACGTTCTAATGCCTTATGTCGACAAAATGTTTCAAACTCGTCTAGTAACCAATTGAAGTGTGCTGGATCTAAATCTTTTGCTGTTTTAAGTTTTATATCGTGTTCTGCATTTACTATTTCTACTTCTGGCATAACCTTATATTCGTCCATATACTCTTTGATAAACTTTGCAATTGGTTGCAGTTTTCTATCAAATGCTTTTGGTTCAAATATATTTTGTGCTCTTGCAAACGATTCGGCATCTGCTAACAGCATTTCCATATACAACTTTTGTACATCGAACGAATAGTTTTTTGCTTCAGGTTGTTGATCTTTATAATCAGCCATACATCTTTCTCTTTAAATCTATTTTTAGTTTACTTGATTCTGTACTTTTTAGTATAGATTGTATAGTAAATAGTCTTCCATATTTTAACACAGCATCGGCCACATCGTCAACTCCATCTTCCCATTCTGGAAAAGCAACAGACCATCCAAATTCTATAGCCTGGTTAATCAACTTTTCTCCTGGTGCATCTCTATCAGGAACAACTATCACTTGTCGATTTAAATTGTTAATCAATTCTCTTTGTACATCATTTATCTCTGAGCCAAGTATGCTGACTCCAGAAACGGTAATTGCATCAAATGGACCTTCTGTTACCAACACAAACTTTCTTGACCAATCTTGTACGTCCATATTGAACACATAGCCTGGTTGCACGTCGGTATAGTATTTTACTTTATCTGATCCGTCAAACAGTCTGCCTGTAAATCCAACAATATCACCTCTCCAATAAAATGGAATCAATAATCTTTTATCTACGTCCCAGGTTTGATCTGGGGAATACATGAAGTCATACCAATCCGGACCTATACCTCTGGTTCTGAGATAATCTAGTAATCCGTTTATCTTCTCCCATTGTGGTGCAGTTAAGTCCTTTGCAAAATACTTTTCCAACCAAACTTCTAGGTTGTGTGAATTTTTAGGAAGGTTCTTGTGTTTGAATGTTACAAATTTTTTCTTTTCGTATTTGAAGTCTGAGGCTTCTTCCCTCATGGCCTCTATTGCTAATTTTTTTATTGTGTCTTCTGGTATACCAAGCCAACCCATCAAGGTTCGCATTTTTTGTGTTAGCCTACGTCCAATTATGTATGATGTCTTGTATCCACAGTTGAAACAATGATAAGATAGGGCGCCGTCCACACCTGTCATGATTCCGCCACGTTTCTTTTTGTCCTGCGATTCGCCATTATGTATGCAACAAGGTGCATTGAAACTTATCCATCCACTTGGGGTTTTCTTTTTACCGCTAGGCAACGAAGTCAGAATTGTATTCTGTATCAGGTTCATATTCTACTATTTTACTGTCTATAAAGTATTTTGTCAACTGAACCAGTGTTACCAGATGAGTTACCCCAACTGAATCTTATTTGTTGGTAAACACCATTGAAGTTGTAATAGTTGACGGCAGATGAACTGCTGAAGTCTACGCCCGGTTTTGCTTGACCATCTAAGGTAATATCAAACCAATTGGTAGTGTTAGTGTCGCTTTCCATTGTGCCCTGCACTCTTAATGTGCCGGTAAAGTTTGTTGTGTAAACTTGGATTGTGTGTAATGCTTTGTTGTTGTTGATTCCTGGTCTTGCGTCTATCACAGAAGATGTTCTTGGCAGTGGACCAGTAGTAAGTGTGAATGTTGATGTTTCATGACTACCCACAAACTCCGGATATGCTCCATCTAGTACTTCGATAGTGCCGCCTGCAACATAACTTGTATCTGTATAAGTCACTATCGTACTTCCGTCTTCTTTGATTTCTTTTATAGAATAGTTGTAAAACTTGGCATCTAACCCTAATAAATCACCATCAGATATCTCGCATACTGCCTGGCCTTTTTTTGATACTGTGCTTCCATCGTCGATTGGTTTTAGTGTTTTTGTGATTACTGCTTTCTTTGATTGAGTATCTATAATATCTAATTGATAGTAATTACCCGTGTCTACAGTTTTTGCAGATACGTCCTGCTTCTTCTGATCTTCGTTTTTGAACGTAAATGTAAGGGGATTAGTAACTCCTCTATGTAGTGTTAGTCGTCTATCGTACACTTTTGAATTCCTTCCGTGATAACCACTTTGGTAAACAATTACCATCTGTTTTATTAAATACCTTTGTATTGTTTGCATAGTACATATTTAACAATATTTATGGACAGAGAATGAATGAAGTTTTTAACACACTGAGGGACAAATTCCCATTTTTAAGCCTTATAAGAAAGGGTGACATGGAGTTTGTGGGCATCGTACAAAATGAAGACGCAAATGTGATCAGCTTTTACGATTACGGCAGTCTAATGAACCCGCAGGACAAAATGAGATATTTGAAGTGTGGTGAAATTTGGTGGTACGAGTCAAATAGAAAAATACCAATTAATATCTTCCTCAAAGGTGATTTTAGGTATTTTAGAAATACTCTTAAAACATTAAACTCAAAAGATGTAGAAATAGCACATGGGCCAACAGTGAAGCTGGCTGAAATTTCAAAGAAGCGAGTAAAAAGAAGAACTATTCAGTTAGTAAGACGTCCGATCTAATCTAATTTCTTTTCAGGAAGTATAGCACCAGTTGTAAGATAGTGTTGTGTTAACGGACTATCTGGCTGATAACCATATGGATCCTTTTTAGAAGCGGAGTATTTTTTAGAACGTTTTTTTTGGATTTTCTTTTTAGGTTTTTGATGTTGCATCAAAGCTATATTTATCACGTGCAATCAAATTCATCTGTACAACGATAGCCTGGGCATATGCAATGGCATGGGATTTTTTAAAGAAGTATGAGCCATCTGCAGGTTTAGTCCAGACTTCTTTCATTATATCTTTCCAGTCCTTGTACATAAGTCCTCTTTTTGCAGGACGTATAATTGCCAATACAGCCGCAAGTTGTTCTATCGTTTTAGGTTCAAGTTTGTTAACAATATTAAAGTGTCCATTCAAATGGAAAAGGGTTTCAACAGTTTTTGCATCTTTGAGCATGTCCCAATCAGGTTCTTGTATCATTAATTCTACAAGCTCTTGCTCGGACTTGACATCTTTGTATATGTTCACATTCAAGCAATCAATTTTGAAGTATCCTCTATCTTCCGCTTTCTTGTGATCCAATGTGGCTTGGCCATCTATAGGATCAGTTGGTACCGCATGAAAGTAAACACCGGTTTTATGTTTTTCTATTTTATCATCTTTTATAATAGATGCAGGCGAATGTTTGAATAATTTCAGTACACCGTCTCTATCAAAAAAGTCTATGTCTACATCAGGCATTTTTCTTTTTGTAATCCTTTATTGTTTTCTTTAATTCTCCACCTTCAAAGTTTGGTAGATTCATTAATGTGTTTAACACTTGATTGTTTGGGTCAAGTTTGTAAACTTCTATACCTAGTGAGTTTATAAATCTATCATCCATTGCTGTCTTAATATATTTTCCCATTAGTGATATTTTCCTTTGTTATAACTTATAAAATGATTGCGAGCCCCGGGGTGCAAGAATTCTAATACGTCTAATAATTTTTTATAGCCGGGCGTAACAAGAGTTTGGTGATCCATTTTTGGCATTACCACTCTACCAACTGATCCATCTCTCTTTATTATCACACACGAGTCACCATCCTCAAATTGCAAATCGTCGGATATTTCTAAATCTATTTTACTCAACTTTTGCCTCCTTGGCTGTTTCCCTGACAAACATTTTGTCTGCTGGGTATTGTTTAAATTTGTTAGACCAAAATTCTGCATTAATAAATCTCTGTGTCATCTGTAATTGTTCGTCGCTAAACGATTGTAACATTTTTTTTCCTGCAGAGCAACCTAGCAACATCCATGGACTTATCTTGCCTTGTTGAATATGTTGCACAGCTCTGTTTGTGTTTACTAGTCTAAAGTAGTCTGACCATTGTGCATTCTGCTCCTCAGCCCAGTCCATCATTGTAGCAATGGTTCTCTGAAGTGCGGCCTCAACTGGTTCTGATTTCATAGTTGCTATTAGGTATGTTTCGTACAAATCATCACGTGACCAATAATCAAGTTTTACTTTAGAAGTGATCACAAAGTCTATGTACTTCTCTGGGTACAACGGGTTGATGTGCATGATGTATCTGCCAAATTTTACAAATGCATTGTAGTAAGGTGAGTTACAAAAATCGTCATAAGTTTTTTGTTTCATGTTGTGCTGATGTATTTGATAGAATCTTTGGAAAACCATGAACGCATTCACGACCCACTTTTCATCTCTTTGCAGATATCTTCTTTTGGGCTCGCACAGATGTACTTGCAGTGTTCGTTCCTTAGCAAACTCCTTGCCACAGTATGTGCATTTATATTTTTTCGATTCCATGTTCCTCTAATAATTGTTCAAGCTCTCGGTCAGTGATTACTGCATCTAATGTTTCTAGATCTGTTTCTTTAGCATTTGGATACAACTGTTGCAACTGTTTCAGCGACTTATTAGGTACACGTTTCATTTGTTTTATCCATGGATGGAACTGTGGTTGTAACGCACCACACATAGCAGTAAGTATCCAACATAATTTTTTGTGTTTACTCGATAGAGTGAACAGATGCTTATTCACACATTCATTGACCATTTCTACATAATGCTCTATATAAAATTTATCTTTGGACGACACACTAGATGCATATCTCATCAACATATAGGGCGAGTACAATGATTTTTCATGATCATCTATTCTATCATAATAGTCTTTGTTCCTGTAATCCACTGCTTTAAGGCCATTACGTAATTCAAAAAATTTTCTTTTACTTTTTTGTTTTTCCGGCATATTTTAATCCAAATGTTGTGCAATCTTTTGGCGACACAAAAGTTAATTTTATTTTATTATGTAAATGTTGTAAACCTGAAAGTTTATCATTTAATTTAGATTTGGACAGCCAATCAAAAAAATCCATTGCCCATTTACCATCATCCATCCATACAGGTGTGCCGTCTGTAGTCACTATGATTGGCGCTTCTATTTTAATTGTTTTTCTACCAGACTGAGCCATAATCTAACTGTTCACATTGTCTTGATATGTCCTTAACGAAATAAGCACACATCGGTTTAGGACCATTGGTTAAAGGAACTGCAAGTAACTGTCCCGATTTAACTTTTGGAAAGTACCATTTCACTTCGGTGTAGATATCTACAACATCAATGGGATAAAAGTCTGGTTTAGCACTCGACAAGGGATTGAAAGTAAAAGCGTCAAACCCTCTATCGTTTAAACTTGTTATAGGTAATACATGCATTTCAGGTTGTCCTTGCTCGCCTATCAACATCTTCCAATCCAACGGCATCTTAATCTTGTGTTTGCCAATTTGTAACACAGCCGCCGGGGCATTAAAACTTTCTAAAAATATTAATGGTATGTAAAAGAAATCTGGTTCGTTTGGATCCGAATTGTCCAACACAGCGAAACGTAAATGTTCATCTACATATTCTGGTATTTTTTCTAGTGTATAACTTTTATTATCTAGTGTAAGGATTTTCATAATTTATCTTTTCTATATTATACGGATAATTTGCCTCTTTGTAAAACTTTTTCCTTGCACCGAGATGTCTTTTTGCAAATTTGCAACTGCTGGTAATATCCCATATCTGTACATTGTCTTTGTCTTCTGCTTTACGAATGCCTCTGCCTATACTCTGTATAACTCTCACGAATGATTTACCAGGTTCAATAAGAACAAGATTAAATATCCTAGGAATATTAATTCCAACGGATGCGACCCCGTAAGTTGCAATAATGATTTTATTTTGTGTTGTAGACACTTCATCGTAGTGTTCTTTCCTTTCTAAATTTTTTGTTGACCCTGATATAAACACAGAATCTTTTAAGTTTTTTTGTAGTATTTCGCCCGCGGAAATTCTGTCTACTAATATTAAAGTGTTTCCCGAAGTTGAAATATCATTTATTGTTTTGGCTACCCAGGTCATCCTGGTAGTATCCGTAGTTAGCCATTTTAATTCTTCGGCATAGGTTTTGAACTGTGGATGGTCTTGTGTTTGCAAAACATTCACGTGACAGTTTGCAAGTACACCTTTGTCCTGCAATTCACTTGCTTGTATTCTATGTGTCACATCACCTATGCTACATTTCAAACCCATAAATTCGTATTCTGCTTTAGGGACAGTACCTGTCAGCCCCCAACGTATTCCGCAGTGTGCAAAAGGCCCAGTCAGTAATCTTTTCAGTACATCTGCCTTGGCCATGTGCACCTCATCTATAATTACTGTGTTGATTCCTTTTATGGCCTCTGCAAATGCTTCGGAATGTTCGTCTTTACTTTTCTTTTCTAATACATTCAATGACTGCCATGTTGCTATTGTGTTGAATCTACCTAACTCTTTTCGGTCTCCATAGTACACACCTACATCTAGATTACAAGCAAGGAAGTCTTCCTCTGTTTGTGTTACTAGGCTTTTGTTTGGCACTATTGTTAGTGTACGTCCATATGGTTCTACTAGTTGACACAATGCCGCAGTAATAATTGTCTTACCTGCTCCTGTGGCTATCTCTTGGATACACTGTGGATTTTCTATAAATTTGTTTATTGTTTCTACTTGATAATCTCTTAATTCTATAGGTTGTCCTGCCATTGGGTGTGTATCAGGCCACTTAATGTCTGACAAATAATTTTTATCAATAGCCTTAAACTCAAAGTTGTGAGGTGTTCTACGGTCTTCGAAATCTACATACACTCCTCCGTCTTCTAGGATTGGTAATATTTCTTCTACTAGACTCAAGTAAGTAGAGCCACCCAGACCAAAAAAAGAAACCTTTCCGTCCCAACGTCCCAACTTGAATGCTGGAAGATGTCTGGCATATGGTATTTCGTATTTGAATTTGTTGGTAAGTTTTTTTCTCCACTCTAGAGATAAGTTTTCAAACTTTACGTTTACTTCATCTTTTATTACTAATTTACATGAACTCATAGTTTTATTATAATGTTATCATGCCAATCCCAACTGCTTGGCTGACTATCACTATAATACAACTTTTTAGGCAAATTATCAAGTAATCTTTTCAAGTTATCGGTACCAGACGAAAAATAACCACCACCGAGAGTAACAAGAGAAGCTTTAGGCTTCACAGCAGATTTCATTAGTGATCTCGGTATTCTATTCCTCACAAACATCACTTTGGTATTTTTATCTATATATTTGAATTGTTTGCTCAGTTGGTGTAGTTCAAATAATTGTTCAAACTTTTCGTCTGGAAGATTATTACCAATAACAAATTCTTATAGACAGATTCTTCTATGTCTTTTTCTCTTTTAGGTTCCTTCAAGTCAAAACCCCACGACATTTCTTTTAAGGGATCTATTCCGTTTCGTTCAAAAGATTTGATCCAATGCCAGTATTCTGATATATCTTCTGTACTTGATATCTCTCCGGATACAGGCATTATAATAGGAAATGCTTCTAGTTCTTTGAGTCCTGCAATAACTTCATCTCTACTATATTCGTTTCTGTCTATCCATATTTTATGATTGGTGCATTGGGCAATTTTTTTTGCGGTGTACGTTTGTGTTGTAATATTCATATTGTTTGGCATCTGTACATAAAGATTTTTTAGTGCATCAACTTGCTGTACAACTTTTTTATCTTTCAAATTCTTTTCCCAATACTCTTGCAAAGATTCTGGGGCATCGTTCAGTACAATATGTCCTCCGATCATATGTGCAGTTGGTTGTTTGTAATTTTTAATCTCGTTTTTCACGACATCATACTCGTCGAGTAATGTTTCGTTGATAAATTTGAAATCATATCTTACTGCAATCAATGTAAGATAATATGTTGTAACATCGGTCTGTTTGAATGTCCACGTTTTGCTTTCACCGTCGTACCTTGCATAGCTACTAGGCAAGCCTTTCCTGTCCTTAAGGCATCTAACTAGTTGTATTATCTTCTTGTTATAAGGAAATTTTAATTCAATTTTATCCTCATCTTCGTCGATATATTTCTCAATAGTTTTTTCAAAACTGATAACTCTAAAAGCATCATCATATACAGGAAGATCTAGCAATTTTTTTATATCCATTCCGTGTTTTTGAAACTTTGTAAGATATCTTTTTAGTATTACAACTGCTAGTTTTGCCTGTTTCTCGGTCCAGGCATACTGTGCCTCTGCTAGGGATTTGACTGTCTCGATATCTTTGTTGTGGGGATTAATACGACCCTTTTGGCTGTCTTCCCAAAAATAATCATTATATGCTAGTATTTTAAGTGCTTCGTTAATTGTTTTTGGTAAATCTGTGTGCATTTTATCCTGGTGTTTCTTGATAATTATTAGTATATTATAGCATAACTGGTAATATAGTCAACCATGAAAAAACAGAAAAAAGCAAGAAAACATAAAACTAAAACTCTCAAAAAACAGTTTAAGGAAGTTCTGACTGTGAAAGAAGATGTTAAAGGATATAAACCAACACCTATGGTTGTTCTTCATTGGTATAGAAGATTAAATCAAATGCTTTTTGGTAATAGATTACCAAGTGTAGAAATACATATTAAAAAATTACATCATGATTGGGGTAGATGCGTTGCTGATTGGGACAATAGACAATGTAGAAAAGGAACGTACAATCAAAGAGTAATTCCTTATGATAAAGCAGATGTATTTTACAGAATAGAATTACATTGTAAGTTTCCTAAATGGAAGGACTTCATCGAAACCCTAGCACACGAAATGGTACACTTATATCAAATGACTGTATTGAAAGATCCTTATTCAAATCATAACGCAAACTTTTATGCGTTCGTACCAAAATTTAAGTCTGCTGGTTTAAGACTTTATCGTTAAATTCTTTATAGTTTAACAGCTCAAATCTATTGCTTCCATCCTCGAATGCAGGATTGCATACTTTTAAATAATCCGGTGGATTGTCATGTACAACTGTAAACTTGCAGTCGTGTCTCATTTTTTGCAATCCTCTAAATTGCCGTAACCAACCTTCAAAAATTGTATCGCTAGTCCTCGGTCCGTAATTGTCTGTGTCTTGGTAGATGTTGTTCTGTTGGCCCTTTCCATATTCTCTAAATTCAAAACCCAACAATACAATATGTTTGTGTCCATGCACACAGGCTGTCCACATAGCCGCGTTACCCGATATCCAATGTGGATTGTTAGGTATTAGGTTTAACATGTCCTTGTTTTGTTTCCTGTTGACTTCAAGAGATGGTGCATAGTGTACAGTCTTTAGTCCGACTTCATCTTCGCACATTTTTGATGTCATCTGTGTATCGACAGAAAATATATAGTCTGGCCAAAAATCTCTGTACAATGCGTTGCATCCGTATGTCTGTCCTGTATTTTTTAGAACATTTAGATCAAAACCTTTACGTGAAGGACCGTTACCAATAATATAAGCATTACCTCTAGGCACTGCTTTGACTTTGTCTTCATAGAATGCAGTCTCTTGAATTTTCTTTCCCTTCCTTATGATTGTTTTGACAATGATGGTTTCGCCTTTGTATTGTGTCCATTCTATCTGTGGGAACGGATCTGCCTGTGTACGTAAATTAACTTTTTGCATATTTTTCAACTAACCTTCCTTTAATTCTTTTCCATGGTTGCCCTGCTCGTATTTCATCCTCTCGCCATTCTGTGTAGGCCAATTTCTGTGCCCATTGTACTCTGTTTGGCATAGCAGGATTATTGATGTCACGTAGTTCTGTGTTGCCAACATCCAAACACAAACTAGATTTAGAAACAAAAACAGGAATGCCTGCGAACACTGCCTCCATTGCAGGATTAGAACTGTGATTGACAACTGCCCATGTCCTGTCAAGTGTGGCTTTGAAATCTGTATCATCAATGGTATTATAATCCCTTTTAGGTAATCTGACTTTGACGTTATTATACTTCCCTTCATCTAGATTAAAATGATTACGAGGATGAGGCCTAACCAATATTGGTCTAGTGGTGTATTGTCGTATTTCTTTTATTTGCTGTTCAATCCATTGTTGCATTTTTGGAAGTCCTTTCCACTGCTCACTGGCATCGTGTTGTCCACATATTACAATCATGTCGCCTGTGGGATTCCATGGTCTTAAAGTTTTGTTTAACATAGGCCATCGTTTGTCATCAAAATCTTGATTGGCAAAATCGGCATCGTTGTTAATTCCGTTGATGCCTAACTTAAAAGTTATGTTACGTGAAAGTCCACCAACTTCTATCACTATAACAGGCTTGCCAAGATTTCTAAATTTTTCCCATATTTGTTTGTAGCCGGACATCCTGCCAAGCCATAGCACTGACCAAATTACAGCAACATCTGAATTTTCTTCTTTGTCTACAATTACTTCTTGCCCGTCTTCTTTGAGGCTATGAATGAACGCATCAAAGATAGGTTTTGAATTAAGTGGACCGTATTGTGTGAAAACACTTATTCTCATGACGCAGGTCTATTCTTCCAATAATCAATTTGTGACACATCGGCAGGAGCATCGCTTCTCACTGGACGTAGATCATTTTTTGCACTAGTGCCTGTTTTTTTACGTTTACCTTTTAAGTGATCCATGTATAGTCCCAATTCGCTATTAACAAATACGTGATGCCCTTTTACACCTTTAGCATAACCAATGTCGTTTACTTTTATGTTTTGTTCATTTTGATATTTTTTTGTAAGATGCCAAAATACATACGAGTCGTGCCACTCTAGTAACTCAAAAACTTTATCAGTATTGTATAGTTCTTCCCAGTCGTTTACAAAGTTTTGTATTTTAGGATGTTTAAGATTGTATCCTACAAATCCACATTCAGGATACTTTCCGCCGTCGTTTAACTGAAAACGTTCTCTTCCTAAATAAGTCAACATTGTATCTGCAGGTAAAAGATTTGTTAAAAAATCTAACGGAACATCTCTGAACGTAAATGTATCTGCATCTATCCAGACTACATAGTCGTATCCTTCTGAGTTACGTACAGCATTTATAACACTGAATACTTTATTAGAAAATCTTACTGCGTCCCAAAGAAACGAACCTTTGTTGGCATCTTTGCCACCACCTGTTTTAAGTTTTTCAGATCTACGAACACCTCCCGGAATCTCTTCGAGCTGTCCACATGCTACAGGATCGTTTTTGTGTTTACTTTTAAAAGCAAATAATTTTGGTTCTGCATTGTTTAGATCCACCCAAGTAATTTTTTCGTTATCAAAATTTGGTTTTGGTTCTTCGTTGTACACTGTGATATCTATATTGTTTGGGAAATGATCTAGCATGGATTGTACTCCACGTTTTGCAAATGATTCCCATGTGCCCGGCTTATAAGATGTAATAACTTTTATTTTCATAATCCAAGTTTTTCCTTAAATCTTTTAAAAACTGTTCCATTTATAATTTCTTCATTCGTCCATTGCTTATACCCGATATCGTATACCCATTGATCTCTGTCAGGATATTCTGGATTTTCAATTTTGTTTAAATCTTTATTTGCTACTGGCCAAGCAAGTGCAAGATCTGAGGTGCAAAAGGTAGGTATTCCACGAACACAAGAGTCGATGCAGGCAGTAGAATTGTGAGTAACAACAGCATGACAATTATTTAAAGCATCTTGGTAGTTGAATCTGTAGTACTTTTTTTCATCTCCTTCAAAAAACTTTTGTCCAATTATAACTTCTACATCTTTAGGAAATTCGTCTTTTCTACTTTCCATTTTTGCAACATGATTAGGATGCGGTCGAACCAAAAACTTTCTACTAGTGAGTGGCCTAATTTTTTTATATACGTCATTAAACCAATCTATTGGATCAAGTTCGTTCATGCTCCAGTTGTCTTTTGGTTGCAATACAAATAGTATAGGGTCTTCTGGATTTGATTTACGCCACGGATTATATTGTACGTTCCATAGCTTCTTCATCATTTCCCATCTATCCGGAGGTGAGTTGTCACTTAAAAAATTGCCGTTGTTCATCGGAGAGTACAAAGCAACACGCCAATGATGTTTAGGGTGTGTTACTGTGTTACCAAAACTAGATAAGATACCTCCGTCAAAAGTAATAATATAGATGCCTTTTTTCTTTGCACGTTCTACAAGATCTCTCCTTCTACCTTTTGTATGGTGTAACTGATTAGTGCCGCCATACCCAAACATACATCCAATAGGTGCAGTAGGCTCCATTTCGTTGTCTGTCCATGGACCGGTTTTATTTTCATTTACAATTATTGGGTTGTCGCCACAGGCACGAATGCCGGTAGCCATGTCTTGTAATAGATCGTAACTTGCTCCTCTCTTTCTGTCCTTGACTGTTCTTCTAAAAATTTCAACGTCCATCTAATACCTCCAAATAATATCCGCTTCTAAACTCCTGTTGTGTGAACTGTCCATAGGCTAAGGAATAAAATACCGGCCTAGGATCTTCATACAATGGTGTTTCTATCTTACTGAAATCTTGTTCTGCCACTGGTAGGCATGGATTATCAAAGTTTGCAAAAACAGGCACACCATTTGTCAATGCTTTAATTGTGATCGAGCTGTTAAATGTCACAACAGCATGGACCTTTTCCCATTCAAATGGTTTACTTGGTTGATTGTTTTCGCTTTGTCCCGGTTGCATCTGGCCTTTATCGTCTATAACTGCTGGTGGGTTGTATGGTTTTTCTCTGATCACTAATTCTCTATCTGTGTGTTTCTTTAAAATATTTAATGTATCATCAAGCCAATTCTTCCCGTCAAACATTTCTGCCATGGCATGACTAGGCGGTACAACCAAAATATACTTGCCATTTTTATGGAATGGTTTTATATCATCTTTGAATGTGGCCTTGAATCTATCATCCGGTTTATGATCTTTAAATGTTTTGACATGCTGATTTTTTACACATCTCATCCAATACGGAGATTTTCTACTCTCCCCCCAGTATGGTCTATCTATGTAATAAAAGTTTTTTTTATTTTCTTGAGCCCATTTGTATACCAAATGAGTACCCCTCAGCACTCCCATGAATACTACCTTGTCACAGTTTTCGGATTGTAAAATATCTGTATGTGCAACTACATTTGCATTCATACCTTTAGCGGCCGCTTCTACATATTTCTCAGTAATAGGCCTATTGGTTCTAACACCATAGTGCATTATCTAACTTCCTCCACATCATACATTTTTGCATAATGTCTTCTAAACTCTGCTATGATGTTAATACTCCGTCTGTGTAGTTTTGGATTAATTCTATTAGATACACTATGCACTGTATTGGCATTACAATTACAAAACATTACAAAAGTGTTTCTTTTGTAGGGAACTGTTGTGTGTACATCGCCTAAATCTTCTGCATAAACTTGTCTGCCGCCTTTCATGTCTACCTTTTTAACATCATTCTTCACAGTGTGTATTTGAAAATCACCTCCTGTACTATCATCGTCTTTGTACGGCATGTAAAGTAATCCAGCAAACATTTCCATAGGATTGTCGATGTGTGCAGTACGAGAAGTAGTTTGTGTAATTGGTTTGTGCATTACAACTTGGCAATCACTCCATAAATTTATTTCTTTTCCTGCCCACCCTCTTGCACCGAGGTTATGTGGTAAGTCATGCATGAGGTCTGTTAGTTTTGGTTTGTTTTCTAGCCAAGGCTTGAACAACTCAAACACTTCCATAAACCATTCCGCTGAAGTGTGATACTTTGCAAATTCTCGCCATGTCTCTGATTCGAACAAAGGATCAAGTAATTTGTCTGCTTTCATTCTATAACATATGTTGTTGTCAAAAGGTTCTGTGGCAAGAAGTGTTTTCTCTGGAAATTCTTTTTCAAGTTTTTCATAAAGATCCCAAGGTAATGCTTCTTCAATTACCACATGTGGATAAGGATCTGTTATTAGTTTTGGTTTTTTGTTCAACAAAGAATACATGCTTTTATTATACTTTTAATTAATCTAAATGTCTAATTAAATCTGGAATATTGACATTGAAATCTATTAGATCATTGAATCTTTTTACTCCTTTTGGTTTGGCTTTTCCTTGGGTGGTTATAGGAACAGTATCAGTGATATACAATTCATGGTTTAATCCTAAATGGTGTGATAGTACAGGGTATACTTTTTTGTGTATCATTTTTGCATCTTGCATTTCAATTACCTTTGTACCTTGCCTACACCATAATAGATTTACAAGCCCAGCACCATGTGGTGCTAAAATATGACTAGCACTTGCAAAGGTTTTTATTTGATCTGCTATTGAAAGTTTTTCTAGTGCAACAGACTCCCATCCTTTCAATGCTAACAACAGATCATTATGATTTTTTACCTTACGTGTGACTGCACCTTGTCGTTGTATGTAAATTTTTCTATCTCTAGTTTCGGGAACTTCATACCTACCTTTTATGTGTCGTAACCACGGAATTAGATGTGGTGTAGTAACTCCGTCGTCATGGTTACTCATAGACGGTACCAGCAGATGTTGAAACCTCCATACCTCTCCTTTAGGCATCACTTCATATTTCAATTCCGGAAATAATTCTTTTACGACTTTGTCGAAGTACTTGCTTCTATTTGGCAAAATATAAACATACTTGGCAAAATTAGTACTCCATCTTTTCTCTAATAATCTAAATTTTGAAATGACATCTATCCAGATGTGCCATGGATTTTCTGCACTGGCCTCGTCGATTGGCAACCATACAAACTGGAATGTACCGTTGAATTGTCTTGTTATTGGTGGTAAGGCAATATCAATTTCTTCATCCCAATGGTTCCATAGACCGTGTTGTTTTCCTTTGTGTTTTGTTTTATGCAATAATGGCCATACATGGTCTGTTATCATGTGTCTGTCCTCTGTCAACAACAAAGGCAAGGTATGAACAGAACAATTTTTAAATTCTGCAACAAACGTAGGTAAACTATGGAAATGACTTTTTGCATCTTTGTGGTATTTGACATCAAATGCATACTCATGGTCCACTGTTTCGCCTCGTTCAAGGAAGTATTTTAGGCTGGTAATATTTTTAACTGTTTGCATTTCTAATAATTATACTATAAAATAGTCATATGTCCAAATTATTTTCCAATGGTTGTAGCTTCTTAGGTGCCCGTCCTAAAGATAACGTTGATACTTTTGTAACAAAAATCTTAGCCGATGAATATAATTTACAACTATTTAATCTTGCTATGGGAGGTAGAGGAAATGATAGGATCAGTTTTACTACCAAATTATGGTTTGAGCAAAATAGCAGTAAAGATACCTTTGCAATAATTGGGTGGTCAAGCTCTCACAGGAATGATTATGTAACCAACGACGGCTGGAAAAAGGGTAGGATACCAGATAGCGAGTTGACATGGCGAACATGGAAAACATTAGACAATGTAAGTTTTATAAGGCACAACCAAGGCTGGGATATTGAAAACAATGCAATTATGTCATTCCTAGATAATGTATTTGATTTACAAAATTATTTTGAAAGGAAAAAAATTCCATATGTAATGTACAATGCTTTGCCAAATGATTTCCGAAGCGATGTAAGTGATTTTGAAGTCATAGCAAGATCAATTAATATGAAAAGATTTTTTAGTCCTAATGTCAGTCATTATGAATTTATTGCCGATAAAAAATTAATTGTAAGTCCAAACGACCCACATCCGTCTGCGGAAGGTCATTTAGAATGGGCAAAGTTATTAAAGGAATTTATAGATGCTAACAATCTACGCACCATATAACAACAAAAAATCAAAAGCATGGGAGGTGTTTGACGGTGTACAAAAATCTTGGCCGGAGCAGGTAAAGACATTAGATAATTCTCAGGAAATTGATCCTGTGCCTAATAGTATGTTTTGGGGATTTGTAAATAACAATCTACCACTTGTAAAAAAATTAGAAGCTCGTAAGCATCAGTTTTGGTTCACAGATACTCCCTATTTTGGAAGATTTGATAACAACAATCTTAAACCTGACAATCATTATTGGCGTATCTGCAGAAACAAAATTCATGCATCGTACATCAAGATGTGTAAGTCGGATAGATTTGATAAATTCGGAATTAAAATTAAAGCACCCAACTTCAAAGGCAGACACGTGTTGGTATGTCCTAGCTCGGCAGGCATACACAATTATTTAGATAAACCAAATTGGACCAGCGACATTGTAGAACAAATAAAAAGATACACAGACAGACCAATAAAAATTCGACACAAGCCTAGGGGCAGAGGAACGTCGGGACCGAGTGAAGCAACGGTTCCCTTATCAGAAGATCTCAAAGACGCTTGGGTATGTGTAACAAGTTGTTCTATAGCGGCCGTTGAGGCACAATGTATGGGCATACCTGTAATATGTAATGAGAAAAGTTTTGCCAAAGAAGTTGGTGGACAAGAACTTGCAGACATTGAAAATCCATTCTTTGTTGGCTGTGAAGATTGGCTTTACAGTTTGGCCTATCAACAATTCACACCGGAAGAAATTGAAAACGGTAAAGCAGTTGAAATATTACTAGACAAAGGTTTACTATGAGCATAGAACAAATTAATGGTGTATGGGTACCAAGCAACGACATACATATCGCAGAGTGGAGAGCTGGCAAACCTTTCACACAAAATAAATGTTTGCTACGTTTTATCGAACACTGTGAATCAGAAAACAAAAAATTTAATCATATTTTAGATATAGGAGCATGGGTAGGCACATGGAGTATAGCAATGAATAAATTTTGCGGAAGGGTAATTGCATTTGAACCAGACGCTTTACATTATGAATGTTTAGTCAAAAATGTTCCCGACAATGTAGAGACACACCAACTTGCAATAGGATCAGAAAAAAAATTAATATCACTGTCCGATGACAATTTTACACAAAGCAAACGTGTTATGGGAGAAGGATCTATTCCTATGGTCACTATTGATAGTTTGGAACTAGACGATATAGATTTAATAAAGATAGATGTAGAAGGTTATGAAATGGAGGTATTGAAAGGTGCAGAAAAAACCTTACAAGATGTTCAATACATTATGATTGAATTGAACAACAACACAAAAAAATATGGCTCGAGCAACGGTAAAATAGAAGAGTATCTAGAGTCGCTAGGATTCAAATCTCTTATTAAACAATGGCCAGATCAAGTATTTCGCAAAAAGTAGTAATTTAAATACTAAAAATGAAAATTTTTATAACAGGTGTCGCAGGATTTTTAGGATCTCATTTAGCAGATTTAATGCTGTCGGAAGGTCATACTGTTGCCGGTAATGACAATATGATTGGCGGCTATACAGATAATGTTCCTCAGAATGTAGAGTTCCATCAAGTGGATTGTTGCGATTTAGAAAATATGACCAAAGCCATGGAAGGGTGTGACATAGTATATCATACTGCCGCTACGGCTTACGAAGGACTATCAGTATTTTCACCTGTGCTTGTTACACGAAATATATTTGAAGCATCAGTCACAACTATTACGGCGGCCATAAGAAACAAAGTAAAACGTATTGTATATTGTTCTAGCATGGCAAGATACGGACATCATGATGAGATGCCATACAAAGAAACTTACGAGTGTCGTCCCCAAGATCCATACGGTATTGCAAAGAAAGCCGGCGAAGATGTGTTAAGAAACTTATGTGAAACACACGGAGTAGAGTATGTTATCGCTGTCCCACACAACATTGTTGGCCCAAGACAGAAGTATGACGATCCATTTAGAAACGTGATGTCAATCATGTTGAACAGGATGTTACAAGGTAAGCAACCAATCATATACGGAGATGGCAAACAGCAAAGATGTTTCAGTTATATTGATGATTGTTTGTATTGTTTG